TCTTCTTCCCAACATATCTTCTCCGTGTGCCACACGCCGCACACTTGTCGTTTACAAAGTCGTGGTCTCGGACTTCGCCAAGCTTCCCGCACAAGTGAGCGCCGAACAGCCCTGCCAGCCCCATCAGGTAACTCCCATCGGGTGCATGAAACAGTTGGGGGTAGCCTTCGGTGAAGTACTCATACTCCAAGGGGTGGCGCGGGAGTGCCCTCTGATCCGGGAATGGTTCAGTCATGTTTTCTCCCTCAAATAAAACTCCATCGCAATGCGGTATGGGTCAAGCATTGGAAGCGGTCGGTCGTTGAAGTAATAATATTTTGGCTTGCTCTCATCTACAGATGTAACAACCATCCCATCAACAACGTGGTGATACCTTGTTTCTTCAACCCGAATGGTGTAACCCTCCAACCGCGCCACAGCCAACTTCAACTCAATGCTGCCAATCGGCACATAGTTCTTGATGGTGTCGTATTTCCCAATCAGTTCAGTCATGATTCTTCTCCTTGATACCGTGGGCGGCTTCTGCAAATCGAGCGCCCGCCATAAATAAATCCAAATCAAAGCACGAAAGGACGCGACGACCTAATTCAATCTGCTCCTCCGTCAGCGGCTGGCGCTGTGCTGGCTGTGCGGGTGGGGTGGTGTAGACAGTTTCCCAGCGCCCAATTTCCGGCGTTTCTTTTCTAAAAACCGGTTGGTCTCCGATAGACACATACCCATAAGGCTCCTGCTTCTTGGCCTGCTCAATGGCGGTACTGAGGTCGCTCATGGCTTCATCAGCCCAGGCATGATCGCAGTGCCCTCGTCGGGCTGCCTTCAGCGCCTCCAGTGCCTGCTTCATTACTTCGATGGTCATGTGTTCTTCTCCTTGAGTTTGGCTTCTATGGCAGCAATCAACTCATCGGCCAAACCTTGTTTGGCAGTTGCCTGAATGCACTGGGCTTTGTCCTCATCTGTCAGCCCAACCCACTCCCGCTTGGTTGGCAGGTCATACTCGCGGTGGGCATAGACCAACTTGTCAGGGTCTGTGGGGTGTTGTTTAAACGGCATGGTCCTTCTCCCTTGGTTTATTCGCCAACTGGCGTAAAGAAGCCATAGTGCGATGACGCTCATCTTCTGTCAGGTGTCCACCCGTCCCGGTTCCCAAACGATCTCGCATGTCACGAAAAAACTGATCTGTTGCTTCGTGGCGGTTACTCACAATGATGAGCCTGTAAATGCCGTAACTGATGCCAAGGAATACGGCCACAAAGGACAGGCTTGTAACGACAGATGCGCCAAACTGTAGCCACAGGTACAGCGTAGCCAAGCTGCCCGCTTCGTGGCCCACACCTTGCAGCGCGTCAAGTATCAACTTCAGCTTTTCAATTTCCATTGTTCTTCTCCTTAATGCCGTGGGCGGCCTCGACGGCGCGGGCAACTCTGTAGCCGACTCTCGTGGTGTCAAACGCAAATTTGGATAGCTGTACGGCAACAATGTCCATGACCGCTTCATCCGTCAGCGGCGCTCGGTGTTGTGGGGTGGTGTCATGCGATGTCTGGTCAAGCATCACGGTTCGCGCCAGTGCTTCGCAAGTTGGGCAGGGTGGCTCCTCCGTCAGCGGCTGGCGCTGTGCTGCGCCGTCTTTGAAGCCCTTGTCGTAGCTCAAAATCAGGTCATCCGGCATCGGCTCCCGCTGTGCTGCGGTGTCAGGCTCAATCCAAAACAGTTCGCCAATTTGCTCTGCCGTGTAATCGCCAAAGTGGTTGGCGCTCCACTTGACCATCGTTTTGCCAGTGGTGGACGTGGCCCACACGGTGCAAAGTTCATCAGTCTCAATGCACCGCAAAATATCCCCTCGGCGCATTTTCACAGACGCTTGCTTTGCTTGTTGTGGGTGCGTGTAAAGCGGCTTGTATGTCCAACCCTCAAGCAGCTTTCCCTCTGGGTTATCATAGTGAATGTCATCCTCTTCGCCATATGCGTTGATGGTCATCCACGCCACCGGCTCCTGCTTCTCAGCCTCTGCAATGGCGGTGCGGAGGTCGCTCATGGCTTCATCAGCCCAGGCATGATCGCAGTGCCCTCGTCGGGCTGCCTTCAACGCCTCCAGCGCCTTCTGCGCCGCTTCAATGAGTGTCATTCTCCACCCCCAGCAATCCACACAGCAGTGCCGCCAGTGTGTTCAAAGTCTTCCGTCTTCAGTCGAATGTAAGCCTGCCCGTTTACACCAGCGTTTTGAACGTAGCCCTGGATGCCCCAAGACTTGACTTCAGTGACCACAACTAAACAGGCACCAAACATCTCTTTGTCAGGGTTGACTTGCACGATGTCACCGATGTTCATCCCATTGACCTCCATTTGCTCTTGGGCTCGTTGGCCCTCTCGACGTAGAAGTGAACCAAAAAGTTGAAGATTTGTGAGTAGCTCATTACGATCCCTGTATCTTTGGCCAGACGATCCCGAATGCGATCAATGTCCTTAGATACCGGAATCGTGATCCGCTTGGTCTTGGGGTCGATCAAAACGGTGCCTCTTCTGCTTTGTCACGCTGCTGGCGCTGATACTCACGGATTTGTTTTGGTGTCCACGGCACCGGCCCTCCGGGCGGGGGGAATGGCCAGACAGTCATTTGACCCTCCGCACCGCCATCCACACAGGCTCTTTGGACTCCAGTGGTGGCGGGGCCTCTCGCAACTCACTGGGCGGTACCCACCCGTACTTGCGCCACAGCTTTTGAACATCTGCACCTGATGTCCACTTGAAGTCAGGGTGGCCGACCGGAATCCATGGGTCACTTCTTTTGGCGTTCATGTCAAGCTCCTTGCATGCGGCTGATTTCGCGGTTCAGGTACCACACCGCTTTTTCAAGGTCTTGCTTGCGGTTGCCTTTGTGGTCAGCACGGGTGATGTATTTCACTGCGTTGCCCGTGTTGTAGTTCAAGCCCTTGGCTTCGATGAAATCAATCGTCTCGATACCGCCGACCTTGTAGTGCGCAGGGTGGTTGACAGCGTCTGCCTTGGGCTCTTCCATGGTGACGGGCAGTGCTTCGTTCGGTGTCGGTTTCATCTTGCGCTTAGTCATATACGCGATTTGATATGTCACCCCCATCACTCTAGCAACCTCAGACACGGTTTTGTCGGGGTTCTTGGTGAAGTAGTCGCGGATGTTTTGCGCTTGGGTTTGTGCTTTAGGTTTTTTCATCACTTATTTCCTTGGTTGTGGTCACATGAAGTCACCGGGCAGTAGCCCCGGCAGGTGAAGTTGGGCTTGGGGTTCCATACGTTGTTCTGCACGGATGCCTCAAGTTGCCCAACATCCGACACCCACGACACCCACAGATCGCTCTGCTGGTCCGCGAGATACTCGGTTCTTACGAAGTCATCAGCGAACAGGAACATCAAGCCCGCTTTGACTTTCTTGACATGGGGGAAGTGTTTGAAGATGGCCAGAGACAAAATCTCCAGCTGCTTCAAGTCCGCATACTTTGACGATTTGCCGGTCTTGTAGTCCACCGTGAGGGCTTTGTCGTCCTGCAAGATGATCAGGTCTGCTATGCCGCGCCACCACACGTTGCGGTCAAAGAACCCGCATGGCTTGAAGTCAGCAGTCAGGCCGAGCTTGTTCTCGCACAGCTTCTGGCCCGGGATGGCGTTGAGCTTGTCAAGCGGTGCCTGCAACGTCTCCTTGTACTTCTCGGGGATGGGCTTGCCACCGTCGATGTACTCCTGGGCAATCTTGTGTATCTCGTTGCCGAATGTGAGCGCGTCGCTGGGTGGCTCCTTCACATCCTTGGCAATGCGCAGATGAAAGTACTTCTTCGGGCACTGCTGATACAGGCTCAAGTTGCTGTAAGACCAAGTTACATGACTCATTAACAATCTCCATAGGTGCGGGCCGTACCGGACTCGCAGTTGAGGGGCAGGCCGGTGGCCCACGGGGGCGGGGTACGCATGCACTGTTCTATGTACGCCCGCGCTTCTTCAGCCTCGGACTCAGGAACAACACAGGCTATAGCGTCGTGGACGGTCAGGACCACGCGGTATCTTTTGGCAATCTCAATCATCTGCTCCCCGATGATGCAGCGGGCCACGGCTTGACACAGGTTTTCAGCCACCTTGCCGCCGTAGATACGGTTGCGTCCGTACCGGGCCTGATACGAGAACTCACTGTTGTTCTCGCGGCGCAGCCCCGGGTAATTCAGAAACAGCTTATTGGGCAGCTCTATGCCCATACCCAGCGGCGACAGGGTAAGGATGCCGCTGTCATCAACCGTATACTGCCGTTCACCAATCATGCACTCCAGCACTTGGTTGAGGTGCGACCACCACAGGGCGATGCGTGTGTTGGTCCGCCGATACATCGTGATGATGTGCTTGCACGTGTCATGGTCTACGTACTTACCCATGTTGCGCAGCTGGGCCTGAAACTTCACCGCACCCATGCCGTACCCTGCGCCGAGCACTGTGGTCTTGCCAATAAACCGCTCCTCGGGGGTAACGTCTTCGTGACGTTTGTTGTAGATCATCGACGCCATATACTTGTACACGTCATCTTTTCGCTCAAAGCGCAGCAGCAGGTCGGACTGCCCCGCCAGCCATGCCAGCACACGGGCTTCGATCTGCGAGGAATCGCAGTCAATGATCATGTGGCCCTCGGGGGCTGTGATGCACCGCTTGAGTTTGCCGCCCTGTGCGCCACGACTCGGCAGGTTTTGAAGGTTCACAGAATCGGAACCACCCCAACGTCCAGTGTGTGCGGCGTAGTACTTGAGCGGGATGGGGAGTAAGTGCTCGTCGGTATGGTCCGCGATGGCGATGAACCGCTCGGTGCGGGTCTCCTCCAGCGTAGACTTGGCTCCAATACGTGCAGTCACAATAGCCTGAACACGCTCATCCTCGTGCTCCAGCAGTAGTGTGAAGTCCTCATCGCTCTTTGCGAAAGCATACGTGAGCTTCGCGGTAGTCGGGCTGGTCTTCATGGGTGGTGTCACACCAAAGGACTCAAGCAACGCGGCAAACTTCTTGTTGCTGTTGAGCACCTCGGGGGTGATCTTGGCCTCCTCGAACAACTGCTGCTTGCGGGCCTTCACATCCGCAAGATGGGAGTGCAGCCGTGGCACGTCCATGATCAGCACCGGGTCACTGAACATGCGTATGGTCAGGTCGATCAGCTTCTTCTCCTTTGTAGGAAACGCCGCATCAAGCTCCTTGTACAGTGCGTAGGTCAAGTCCACATCATTGCAGCAGTACTGCCCGTACAAGGCTAACTGCTCGCCACTGAAGTCAGCGCGGCGCATACCCTTGGCATCGTTGACCTCAGTGCCCTTGGCACCCAGACCGAACTGCTGCGCCAGATTCGCCAGCGACACACTTGTTGTTGGGCCAAGCATGGCACGAGCCATAGACAGCGTATCAAGCCACGCCTTGGGGCGGATACCAAAACGCCATGTCAGGATGGCCGCGTCAAACATGGCGTTATGGGCTAACACGAAGTGGTTGCCCAGATTCAGCTGCTCCAGCCACGCCCGCGTCTGCGCAAAGTCCCCACTGAACCACTCGGTCGGGCCGTCGTTGACTTTTACGGCTACACCGATGACCTCGAAACGAGGGTCGCGCACGTACTCCTCAGTCGTCATCTTCGACAGGCTGAAGTCCTTGTCGTAGAAAGTCTCGAAATCAAGACTGACCATAGAACGCTTCTTTCCTGATTTTCCCCGCCATCTGCTCTAAGTAAGTTGATCGAGAAGTTGTAAGCGTGCCCGCGCCTCTAATCGTATTTATGTTAAGCAAATCTTCTTGAGCGGGTCTCTCCACGTCACCGTAAATCACGATGTGCATGGCATCGCTCAACGTACGCCGACGCTGTACTCGGTCTACAGCGTTACTCAGAAGTTTGCGCTCAAACCACGTGAATTTTCCGTTGCGGCGCAAATGTTCTATGGGGTAGGAACTACTATCGTAACGCTCCAGCGTGTCGATCTTCTCAAGCAACGCTCTGATTTCTTCGGGGACTAGATGGCGCAGTACTTTGTACAGGTTCATGGTTGGGGTTCCGCAGTTGGTTGATCGCACCCTGGACATCGGTTATATTGTTCTCGCGCACGACAAAGGCCGCCCCGCCAGCATCACGGATGCGGGCAAGCTCTCGTTCTTGAAGTGCGGTGGTGGTACCCTTACCCGCCTTGCACTCGATGGCAAGG